AAGGCCGCCAGGACCAGCAGGCCAGGCGCCCATAGGACCAGCTTCACCAGCAGCACGAACAGGACCACTGCCACCATGGCGGACAGGGTGGCTCCGATCACCAGGCCACAACCGGCCCATGCGCCAGCGTCAAGCGATCGGCTCACCGCTTCCGCCTAGGGCTGTCGAGCGTGATATTCCGGGCGCCGCCTCTCATCGTGAGATAGAGAACGCGCCACTGCCAAGAGTCCATCTCAATCCCAGCACTGCGGACGCGGTCCGCGACCCGCCGGAAGTAGCGAGCATATGCCGGACCCATCAGTAGACCTTGCCGACCGCGTACGCGGCCTCAGCCTTAGTGAAGCCCTCACCGTATTTGGAGGTGAGCTGGTTCGTCAGCTCGCGCTTGCTGAAGTGACCGCTGTCCAGGTAGGACTCAGCAGCCTCCACTGCCTCAGCTTTGTAATCCGCGTCCACGTGGGCGATGGCCCAGAGAGCGTCTTTCTTGTCGAAGTCCTCACCGTATTCGGACGTGAGCTGATCAGTCAGCCCTTGCTTGCTGAAGTGACCGCTGTCCAGGTAGGACTCAGCGGACTCCAGGGCCTCAGCCTGCGCCCGGGTGACCTTGGGCTCAGCCTTGGGCTCGGGTGCCTGGGTGGCCGGAGCCTCAGTAGCTGGCTCCTCCGTGGGCTCTGCTGAGTGGAACCCAGTGGACTGTGTCGTGGTGGTGGTGGTGGTCGGGACCTGGCCCTGGACCTGACCGAACGCTAGCCCGATCACGAAACCGATGAGCGCGGCAATGATCACACCGCGCCATCCGAATCGGGGCGTCTTGCCTGCGCTCCGCTTGCCTGGCGGGATCATGCCACCTGGGCCCTCCTGGATGGGTTGCGGATTCGTGGGCGAGCTGGCCGGGAAGTAGTGGCCGGGTGGTGGGTACTGCTGCGGGGTAGTCACGTGAGTGGCTCCTCTCTGGGTTTGTGAGCCGGGCGGCTCGGGTTTGGGCTGTCTCACTGTCACTCTGTTGACTCCCCTGCTTCCTCTATTACTACGTATATAGAGGAGGAAGCAGTGGACAGAGCCCAGCCGGGCTGATTCCACAGAGGTGGACAGTGAGGAAACAGTGGACATCATATGCCCACTGACTAGGGTGGCGTGTGTATACCGCCAAATTGCTGGTCCTGGATACAGCGCGACAGTCACTGTTCTAGGGACCTTCCTGTTGATCATGCTCTGTATACAGAGGAATCGGCTCCTCCGGAGGTGGTGGTGGGTCCGGCTCTGGAGGCTCTGGAGGAGCCGGTGGAGGCTCTGGCTCGGGCTCTCTTGGGACCGTCCACTCTGTCCGTGTGCGGGTCCCCCAAGGCGTGTCAATCCGGACCACCAGCTTGCGGCGATCGAGCTGGCCCAGGGCCTTCCAGATGCCGCTCCGCTGGTTCTGCGCAATGCCCATGCGCTCACCCAGGGCACTGACTGACAGCGGGCTGGGATGGTCTCCCAGGATGTCTAGACACTCGCGCTGGAGTGTGCTGAGAGGCCCACCCACGCTGTCCGTGGTGATGCTCTGAAGGACTGCCGACTCGCGGAAGCTGACCAGGTCCAGCATGACCGGGTCCTGCTCCACCATGTCCTTCTGTTTCTTCGTCTGGATTTTCACCAGTGTGGCGCCTGGTTCCTTCTCTGTGCGCAGCACGGTGCTGGCCGCGCCCTCCAGGGCAGTGGAGCCGCGGAGGTTCTCAGCGCCACGGGCCTCGTGGTGTACGACCAGGATGCACGCCTGGCAGGCCACACGGAGCCGCTCCAGGGCGTCCACGAACAGGCCCATGTCCTTACTGCTGTTCTCCTCCAGGCCCGCTGTGACGCGCGCCTGGGTGTCTATGACCAGCAGTGCTGGCCGATTCTCGAACAGGATGCGGCGCATGGCCTCCAGGCCCTCACGCTCGTGGACCTGGACCGTCTCAGGCAAGATCACCAGCGGGCCCGGGTCTGTGGCTGTGTGATTGATCCATGCGTCAATCCGTGGCGCGAGCCCGTAGGCGCCCTCCGCGGCTAGATACAGGACTTTGCCCTGGGTGACCGGGTTACCCCGCCAGGGCCGCCCCGAGCTGACCGAACAGGCCAGGTCCACGGCTAGGAATGACTTACCGCTCCCTGGCCTGCCCCCGAGCCAGGCCAGCGAGTTTCTCAGGAGGTAGTTCTCTATCAGTGGCTCTGGTGGTGGGAGGCCCCGGAGGGCCTCCACGTTGAGGAGCCGTCGTTTGAGCCTCTCATACAGGGGACCGTGTTCCGGGATCACATCATCCGGCTGTAGGTCTCCAGGCCCTAGCGGATTCCAAGGGTCCACCAGGCCCGCCTCAGACTCTTGAGCGCGCACGCGCCGCGCTGGCAATCGTCTGGGCCGCTTCCTTCTCACTGAGCCCGATGGACCTGGCGGCCGCGAACAGTGGCTGAGTATCCAGCCCTTTCTCATGCGCCCGAGCGGCCGCCCAATACAGCGAGTGATTCCGCTCTCCCTGGCTCGCAGCGGCCACGAAACGGACCAGGCCATCCAGGTCCGCGCCCTGGCGCCCTGGAGTCACCTGGCGGCCGTCAGGGCGTCTGCCGTCCTGTGGTGCGTACCGCTCGGGGTCCAGGTAGGCCAGGGCGCCGTCCCAATCGAACGTGGCGCCGTAGCGGCCGCCCTGGCTGAAGTCCCAGGTGTACTGGCCAGCTTCCACAATGCTGGGCGCGCCAACGATGTAGCCGCCGCGGCCGCGGAAGTCCAGGCCCGTCTTGGCGCTGGCATGGTTGCCACCACCACCAGCAGCGAACAGGACGTGTTTCCCACCTGTGGGCGTGGACTGGACAGCGAATCCGCCGCTTATGTAGCCCATGGCCCTGATCTTCCGGAACGACTCCAGCCCAGGCGCATCGCCCTTGACGTCGACGTCCAGGGCATCGAACACAGCGCCACAGGCCAGCCCGATATTGAACCCGGGCTGCATGTTCCACCACCCGCGGATGGTGCCCAGGTCAATCGTCGCGTCCTTGACGCCCTCCGTGGTGGCCGGGACCTTGGACCGACGTCTGAGCGGGTGGACCGGTATCCCCGCGATCGCGTATGCCAGGGCGGCCTGGCCTAGCTGGAGGTTGTTCGTCTCTCGCATGCGGGAGAGCCCGATGGTCCGGCCGCGGGCCTGGATTTGGTAGTGGCACTTTGCGCCAAACGTGCCCTCAGGCCCGGGCTCCTCCTTCCCGCACCGAGGGCACACGGGCACTCTGGTCTCACCATAGGTGGGCCACTCCTCCGTGGGCGCGTCTGAGCCCACTGGGGGACCTGTCACAACTTCTGGGCACGGGCAGCCGATACAGATTCCGCCCAGGTTGGGCTGGTGTTTTGAGTGATCGCCTTTGGCGCACTCTGGGCAAACTGCCACTCCGCGTGGGCTGCTGGTCTCTTGATCACTGGTCATCGTGTGGGGCCTCTCTTGGGTTATTGATCTTGCCGGGCCATGCGTCGGCCGCGACCACGTGGAACTGTTGGGGATCATCTGGGCTGACGAGCGTCCAGTAATGGTCCTCTGGGTGCTCTGTCGTGTGGGCCAGCAGTGTGGCGCTGGCGATCGCCGACTCCACGGAGTTGGCCAGCGCCACAGGTACCTCCAGCGTCCGCTGGATTGTCAGTGCAACGGTGTACGGTTCCCCCCCGGCTCGCTTTGCCGCGATCCTGTGGGCTCGAAAACGGCGCTTGATCTGGCGGGCTCGCTCAGCCGCTTCTGTCTCGGGGGTCATGGGATCGCGTCCAGGTAGTCCTCCAGCTCCTCCGCCGCGACCGCGAGCTTGGCCAGCTCGACTTTCAGCGGCGAGGGGCAGGCGTCCGGCGTGATGCCAGCGAGCTGGAGATTCAGACGGTCCAGCACCTGGGCGGCGTCCTTGGCGAGCCGCTCAGCGCGCCAGTGGGCCAGCTCCCTGGGCTTAGCCACTGGTCTCCGCCTCGTCCTCAGCGTTGAGCCGTGCGATCTCCTGGCGGTCAGCTATGACCTCCGGGTCCAGCTCTGGGTCCTTGTGGTCGGAGCGGACCATCACATAGCCGTCAACGGTCGAGCGGACCACCACTTTGCCGTCAACGGTCACGTGGATGGGCCCAACCAGGGTGAGGTCCACCTCTGGGAGGTGGGGCCCCGGGACGCGCTCTCCGTCCACGTAGCGGGGCTCTGTGCCGTGGCGGACCTCCAGCTTGCTGACGTACATGGCGATGTCACGACCGTCCACAATGACCTTGCTGGCGCCGCTTGCTCTTAGTTCGATAATGATCATGGTTGCTGACTCCTATGGTTTGGGCTGTCTCGCAGCTCGAATATGTCCGCCAGGTCATCCTCCAGCTCCATGATCAGCCTGGCGTAATAGGCCCGATGATTGTTGTTCAGCTTGAAATCTGTGCCCGTGGTGGTGATCGGGTTAACGGTGTAATGCCACCTCACCACCTCAAACAGCATGCCGATCCCGAGCTTGGACCGTCCAGCCTTCACGCCCTGCCTGGCGAGCTTGACCAACAGCGCATAGACGTGTGGGTTGTCCAGGTGGAACTGGCGGAAGCCCGCGGCGTGGTCGGTCACTGGTCCGGCCAGGTCCTCAGCTCAACCAGCCGGTCCTTGATCGTCTGGGTTTGCTGGGCGCCCAGCTCGGCCAGAAAGGCAGCGTCCTGGTAGTCCTGGAGCAAGCCTAGGAGCTGGTCCAGGACCTGGTTGAGGTGATCGTCCCGCTGGCTGAGGTACTCCTGGACGTGGGGCCAGACCGCGCGGAGGACAGCGTCCGGGATGGCCGCGTGGAGGTCAATGGAGCTAGCACCGATCAGGATTGACCAGCTGTCGAGCGGCGCCACCAGGAGATAGGACTTGAGGCCCTCCTGGGTGATCTCACGGGCGTGCGCCAAGTGGATGGTGATGGCGCGGAGACGTGAGTAGAGCACCGTTGCGGGGATCGCTATGCTGGCCCCACTGCCCACGGTGCTCGGCTCTCTGGTCTCGCTGATTTTTGAGCCCACCGTGGGCCCTTCTATGCCTGGGAGCTGTTGGCATCCCATGGCGTAGCAACTGTGTTGCGCGTGGTCCACGTGACCACTCCTCTCGTGTTGCCGCGCGGCCTTTCCGCGCGTCCTGGGCGGGGTCAGGGTATGGCAAACACGCTGAGTCGTGGTCAGCTTCGGTGAATTATGGGGGTCCTGATCTCGCTGTTGGGCAGACTACCAAAGCCCAGCGATCACTACGTGACAGGCGGCGTGTCGTCTACCGGCGTGGCGAACTTAACCGACGCGCGGACCAGGTTGTGATCACTCGCGTGGGGGTCATAATCAGGCGTGCCAGTGATCACCAGAGTGCCCGCGTACGGGTCGATCGCTGCGCTGGTCAGGACGTCGTCAATCCAGACACCATCACGCTTCGTGGTGGTCCAGCCGTTGAAGCTCCTCCGGCTGTCACCGTCCATCTCAGCGTCTGTGAGACGGCCGCGGAGGTCCTTGTAACCAGCAGCGGCGAGAATCTTGCGCACTGGATCAATCGGCTGGCCGAGCTGATAGGCGCTGTTGAAGTCCCCGAACAGGACCAGGCGGCCACGCTCGGGCAGGCCCGCCAGTATGCCAACGATCTCCCTGGCCTGGTTCTCTCGCCAGGTGGCGGCGCCTGGGAATTTGACAGCCAGGTGGGTGGACACAGCCCAGAAGTCCCCGGCCGTGTTGATCGAGCGGAGCCGGACACATGTCAGCGGCCGTGTTGACGGGTAGCCCGGGAGGGCTGTGGACTTCAGCTTGAACTGGCGCTGATCAATAGCGGACCACTTGTCGGCCCGCCAGATGACCTTGGATGTGCCCGAGCCCCAGAAGTTCCAGTTAGGGCCGAGCATCTGAGTCAGGCTGGCGGCCAGCTCAGCGTTGCACTCCTGGACTCCGAGCACGCTGGGCGCCACGTCCTTGATCACCCGGGCCACCTGAGGGCCACGCTTGGGCCAGAGCCGGGACGGGTGGAGTGCATCGTCGGGGGACTTGTGGCGGATGTTGAAAGACGCTGTGCGGACGCTGGTGGTGGGCATGGCGGGAGCCTCCGTCCCGTAGCTGATATGAATGTGGCCGGTGTGTGGGTCCACCCCTGAGTAGACGCGGACGCCTTCACTGGCTCGGGCCACTGACCAGATGCGGCGCCTGGTGATGATGTACGTGGCGCCCAAGCGTTCCGCGTTCTGGCGGAACCAGGCCAGGACTTCGTCGTGATGCTCCGCGCTGTTGTCGTACAGCCAGAAGTCCGCCGCGAGGTCCCCTGACATGTCGTGACCGGGGTCTCCATCAGCGTGGCCGCGGTACGTCCCTATCTGGGTGTTGAACCGGCGCGCGATCTCCTCGTTGGATCGGACCACCCAGTCCGGCCAGGGTCGATAGTCGTTTACGTATAGCCCCATGATCAGTAGCCCTTCTGTCTGGTCTGATCGTCTAGCACCCTTCGGACAATTGCCTCTATCCGGCCGTCCAGCCCGCCGTTTGTCTGGTCCTGGATCTGGTTCGTGACCTTGGCCTGGTCGCCCACCTTGGACCGGATTGAGAGCCAGCCAGCAGCGATGACAGCGAAGTTGGTTATCCAGGCGTAGTCGATCATGGCGCCGGGATCATGGGGCGCCCATTGCATCGCGGCGCGTACCGCCACGGCCACGCCTGCGATCCACAGGGCGGCTCTATCGGCCGGGGTCAGCTTGCCGTTATCCATGATCAGAATGTCCTTAAGGGCTCGGGGTCAGTGGCTCCAGCTCCGCGGGACTGGTTGCAGGGTCCACACGCTGCTCTGAGGTTATCCAGGGTGTCCGTTCCTCCCTGGGATTTGGCGATGATGTGGTCCGCTGTGGTGGCTACGGTCGCGCACCTTGGGCCCTTGATCTGACAGCGGTATTGATCACGAACCAGGACTAGGCGCCGGACTTTCCGCCACGCACCTGAGGAGCCAGCAGACCACGCCTTGGACATCAGACAGCAAGATTCACGGTCACACAGTCCGATAGGACATGTGGCCGGAGATCACGTCGCCAGCGGCCCACGTCTGAGGCTTGCCGACCTCACTGCTGACCCGGGTGCTGTCCTTAGAGGCGGAGGTGGACCAGGCGCCCGCGAAGTCCACGGTATCCCCCACAGAATCGTGGATGCTGATGGTCCCGCCAAAGTGATCAGTTACAGATTCGTCGCGGACCTCCCACGCGCCGATCGCCAGCTTTTTGTTCCCCTGGAGCCAAGACACATCAGCATTGAATGGCAACGTCAGCTCAAACGTCGTGGAATTCATCACGAAGCCTGTGCCCAACTCAGCGCGAAACCAAGCCTCACAGAATTTGCCCATACGGCGATAGCGGCCCACGTTCTGGCCTCCAGCGCCGATGGTGACAGGACCATCAATCCAGATGGGTGTCCACACGGTCCACGCCTCCAGCGCCGCGAATTTTGCTTGGAGACTGTCGGCCAGGTTTGCGAAATGAGTCCAGAGTGAGACCCCACCCGCGCTGTCCGGGTAGACGAATCCATCAGGTGATGTGGTGGGCATTAGCTGATCCTTGTCCAATCGATTGTGAGCGCCATGCTGCCGGAGTACTTAGCCCGCCCGGCCAGCCGAACCTGAGGCATCGTGTTGTCAGAAACCCATATCCCGAGCCCACCAGCGAGCCCGTCCACCAGGTCCTGGGCGAGCTGGTTAGGAATCTGGAAGTTGTCGACGTCGTTTACCGACAGGCTAGGGCCGAGCGTCCCCGATCCGGTGCGTGTCGGGGCACCGCTCGGCCGCGTGTTTTCCGCGTACCTGTAGATATCGGGTTTACGGGCCGAGCTCGACCCGCCAGAAACCCGTTTCATCCGGAGTCGAGCCGACAGCACAACCGCGCCCGCCAGTGAGCGCGGAGCCGTGCCGTAGAACGCGACACCATCGAATATATCCCCGCCCCACTCGCCCTGGAATAGGTCGTCTGTGTCGAACCGCCAGCCGTCAGCGCCCGGACCTGTGTGATATGAGCGGGTCTCTACCGGGAAGAAAGTCACTTGACCGGTGCGACTGAATCCCTCAGGTGGCGGGGGGTAATTGTTGGCGCTCCCGTCTGGTGGCGCGCTGGGTGCGGCCGCGTGCATACGGGCCAGGATGAGAATCTCTCCGCCCACGCGGACCCCGGCCACGATGTCCCCCACAGCGATCGTCACACCGCGGGCCAGGCGACAGGTGATTGTGGTCCCCATGATCTTGACCGATACCGGGGCGCCCGTCCCGGCCACAGCGGTCTGGGCGATGCCCTTAACCACTCCAGTGTTAGGCGCGACTCTCAACCCTTGCCATTGCATCAGTCGGCCAGCCTCACTGTGAGGGGCGCCTGGGCGTTAGCGGGCTGGTGGCCGAGCCCGTAGGCCTGGACCCTACCCAGGGCCCCGGAGAGGCCCAGGCGTTCGCTGGTGACGCTCACAGCGTCTTGGAGCCTGATTGCGGGGTGAGGGACCGCGTCAATCTGTACGGTGCGGCCGGAGGTTGTCCTCAGGGTCCGCTGGCGGGTATTCGCGGCCGCCTGGACTTGCTGGGGCGTGGTCAGCAGCGGGGACTCATAGCCGAACGGGACCAGGAAAGGCGAAAAAGGTCCACCGTATCGGTACGGGCTGGATTCGTTCAGGTCATAGCTGGTGGCCACGATCTCCTGGCCAGCCAGCGAGCCCGCTGTGTCCGGGTAGACACCGCGGGCCACCACAGCATTCCAGGCGCCGTCTC